TGACAGAACACTAACCTACAACATTCGACTGCTGGCAATGGACAGGGTTCTTCCGGGAGAAGAAAACGAACAAGAAGTAATGAGCGACACAATACAAGTATTGCTTGACTTCGTTGCGTACTTCAGGCAGTTACATACTACCGATTTAAACATTCAACCGAGCGTAACGCTTGAACCATTTACGGAGCGATTCGATGACAAAGTAAGCGGTCACTCTTGCGTTCTAAGCATAACACAACCTTACGACTACAACAAGTGTCAAATACCTAATTAAAATGACAGAATCTCAAAAACTAATAGGCGGAAGAGGAAGTAAGTTCCTCGTAACTACAACGGCTCACACCTCACTAAAAGGTTATGCTATTATCGTCCAAGAGGACACCGTAATAGGAACATTTGAAGTGGACGGAGCAGATGCCAAGGCGGCTTATGGAATTGATACGAACCCAACTCTCAAGGCGGGAGCTTACATTGTCGTTCCTTCTGGGGACGTAATCACGGCAATTACCTTGACAAGCGGGAGCGTTATCATTTATAACCAATGATAGGCGTTGCCAAAATAGGAGTTGCCGCAAGGCGTGGAGGTGGCGGTGTTGCACCCGTCAATCCCGACTTTGTAACTACTTGGAACGTAGCTTCCGATGGCGAAACGGTAACTCTTCCCTTAAAGTCTGCGGGAGTATTTTCGGGTACGATAGATTGGGGCGATTCTAATTCAGACGACTTAACATTCGCTAACCGAACGCATACGTACACGACTGCGGGAACTTACACCATAACGATAAGCGGAGACACGCTTCAAGGTTGGGCTTTCGAAAATGGAGGAGACAAGTTGAAGATTACGGACGTATCAAACTGGGGAACGATTTTCGAGTTTGACCGAACCCGAATGTTTCAAGGGTGTTCCAATATGGACGTTAGCGCGACCGATGTTCCAACCATTAGCACAACGGCAATGACAAGCCAATTCTATGGAACGGGAATCACTACTCCCGATTGGTCAGCATGGGACATGAGTGGAGTAACTGATTACCAATTCTGCTTTCAGCTTTCGTCAAGTTTCAACGGAAATGTAGCGAATTGGGTTACTTCCTCAACCACAAATATCAAGAAGATGTTTGCGAGTTGTACGGCATTTAACACAAGCCTAAGCACTTGGGTAACGAGTGGTCTTACTAATGTTGAACAAGCGTTTCAAAACTGCGACTCCTTCAACTCATCGGTTGCGAATTGGACGCTAAACGGAACGTGGTTTCGACCTTTCGACAACTGCGACGTCTTTACGGGAATCGGAGTTGATACTTGGGACGTTAGCGGATTGGTTTCTGCACAAAATATGTTTGTGAACTGCGTTCTATTCAATGGAGATATTAGCGGATGGGATACTTCTTCGCTAACGACAATCGGCAATATGTTATTTGGTTGTGATGCATTTGACCAAGACTTGAGCGGTTGGGACGTTACGGCACTAACCACCGCAAACGGCTTTATGCAAAGTGCGCTTGGTTTGTCAACGGCTAATTATGACGCTCTTCTGATTGCTTGGGCGGCACAATCTGTGAACACGGGCGTAAACATCTCATTCGGAACTTCTGAACTAACTCAAGGAGGAGCGGCTGACGCGGCAAAGACAACATTAGGGACAACATACTCGTGGATAATCTCAGACGGAGGCTACGCATAAAATAAAGGAATGAACGAATTACGATATCCTTCAGAGCGCACTTATTGGATTGCGTGGACAGAGCCAAATGAGGAGGCGGTTCAAGGCTACGGTTGGACTAACCCCGACCAAGTTACCATTTGCCCGTTTGCGTGGTACACCACAACAAGCGAAGCGGATTGGTTAGCCAAACTCGCGGAGTACGGAATCATTCCAGAGATTGATGAACAAGGTAATTTAGTGTTATAATGGATGCAATACTTGAGGCGTTAGCGAGTTACGGAATCGCGGGAATATTCTTAGCGGTATTGGTTTACTATCTTAACAAGTTAACCGATATACACCGAGAGGAGCGCAGAGATTGGCAAGAGGCAAACGATAAGCACGTTGAGAAATTTGCGGACGTTATCTCTGAGAACACGAAAGCACTTGTTGAGATGAGAGGCGAACTTAAAGAGAATCGTTGCAAGATGTAGGTAAGTGGTGCGCTTGGAGACCAGTGGAATGTAACTGCAAAGACGGTAACTGTAATGGAAAAAAAGAAAACACCAAGACCAAACGCGGCAAAGATAGCCGCAGAGGTAATCAAAGAGTTTGAAGGATACTCTTCAAAGCCTTACTTATGCCCGTCAGGCATTGCCACAATCGGCTACGGTAATACAATGCATTTGAACGGAGAGCGCGTTACAATGGACGACCCAGAGATTGACGAGAAGGAAGCGAACAAGATGCTACTGGACACAATTAAAAGCGTTGAGAAGCAAGTGAAGAACGTGCTGGAGGTCAAACTTCCAGCGCATAAATTGGCGGCACTCATCTCGTTCACTTACAACGTAGGTATTGGAAACCTTTCAAAGTCCACCTTATTAGCTTGGGTTAATTCAAACCCGGATTACTCCGAGATACCTTCGCAGTTCAGACGTTGGAATAAAGGCGGAGGTCGAGTTCTTAAAGGGTTAGTCAGAAGAAGAGAAGCAGAGGTCGAAGTTTGGGAAGGGACATCGCAATACGTTTAGTCAAGGTTTACACGCCTTACCTTTTAGCTTTCTTGTTGGGCGTTATCATTGCGTCCAAAGGTTGTGGAGAACCTGAGACTATTACCAAAGTTGTTGAGCGACCAGTTCCCACTATTGAATACGTTGAACGTTGGCGGACTGACACCGTTAGATTCGTCTCTAAGCAACTCGTTACCCGAACCGACACAATCTACTCAGAAAAAGTAGTTACTCGTTTAGACACTTTGTTATTGGTAGATACTTTGAAGATTGTGGAAACTTGGCTATCGGAAGTTGCTAATTACGACACGACCGTTAACGATGTTAGACTAACTTGGTCAAACTACCAAAACAGAACGGAAAACTTGAAGGTGGAATTACGCAAGAAGCCGTTAAGCTGGGCATTGGGAGTACACGGATTGGTCGGGCTTCAAAGCGATTTTGTCGAAAGTTACACTCCGTTATTCGGTATCGGCTTACAAGGAACGGTTAAAAGGACGTATTTTAGCGCAAACTATGGCTTTAACGGTCAACACTTTATAGGCGTTGGCATTGGTCGCAACATTATACAGAAATGATTTACAACGAGAACCCAATTACGAGAGAGGCTATTGATAAACTGCTCAAGAAGAACGCTTCGATTCAAGCCAGTCTAGGTACTGACTCAACAGAGGTCGAACTATTTGAAGCTAAGATAAAGTGGGCGGAGATACTCCGCGAGATTCGTTCGCTTGATGCTGAGTTTGCGGACGTAGTGCAAGCACAATGAGCGACTTTCGACCCCGAATAAAGGGGCAAATGCTGGACGCTTGGAATAACCTTACCCGAAAGGAGCGGAGGATATTAGTAATAGGCGACCTCCACGAGCCGTTTTGCTTAGAAGAGTACCTTGAGTTCTGCAAGGAGACTTACCGAAAGCACAATTGCAATCAAGTTATTTTTATCGGAGATGTTATCGACTCTCACTATTCCAGCTACCACGAAACAAACCCAGACGGAATGGGCGGAGGTATGGAGTTGGAACTTGCGATTAAACGCTTACAACGATGGGTTGAGGCGTTTCCAGTTGCTGACGTTACAATAGGAAACCACGACCGAATAATATCAAGAAAGGCGTTTACTGGAGGAATCCCGAAGGCTTGGATTAAATCGTTTAACGAAGTCTTGAACGCTCCGACTTGGAACTTTGCGGACCGTGTTGTTTACGATGGAGTCCAGTACGTTCACGGAGAAGGAGGAACGGCAAGAACCAAGTGCCGCGCAGATATGCAGTCAACTGTTCAAGGGCATCTACATACTCAGGCTTATACCGAGTTTTATGTTGGACAGAATTTTAAAGTGTTCGGAACGCAAATCGGTTGCGGTATTGACAACGACAAGTATGCTTTTGCCTACGCTAAACGAGGAAAGAAACCCGCGATTGGTTGTGCGGTTGTAATAGGTGGCAAGACGGTAATTAACGAACTGATGGACTTATGATTGTATTCTTATTGACCGTTTCGCTTTGTCTCCTTCTACTGGTTGTCGGGCTTCTTCTTTACATTGGTTACAAGATTCGCCAGTTTGAGGACACGCAAGAAGTTATCTTTGACGCCGCAGTCAACGCGGAAGAAATGTATAAGGACATCGAGATGAATCAAGAGGCTATTATGAACGCATACTCTCGACAGAACTAAAAAAATTTGCTCCATTGTTTTGGATATTCAAAAGTAATTTAGATATTTGGGGAAACATTTAGAACTATGAACCACTTAGAATTTCAAAACAGAGTATTACTCGACAAGACAATACCAGCGTTCGTTCGCTTGGTAGCAAGTAAAGCGTTGACCGACCTACGCACCGCAGAAGTTGACGCGGGAACTATCCGAGTCGAGTCTTTTGTATTTTGGCAGTTAGTCCGTTGGTCAGGCGCAGAGCCTATCAAGTCCGGGCTTTACACCTTCATTCGCATTTATGACGACCAG